GGTAAAGAGCAAGCTCGTAAGCAGAAGCGTAAGCTAAGCTATATTGCAAACATCATGGTCGTCAAGGACCCAGCCAACCCACAGAACGAAGGTCAAGTCTTCCTCTACAAGTTCGGCAAGAAGATCTTTGACAAGCTCATGTCTGCCATGCAGCCTGAGTTCGAGGACGAAGATGCCATCAACCCATTCGACTTCTGGGAAGGCGCTAGCTTCAAGCTCAAGGCTAAGAACGTTGCAGGCTACCGCAACTATGACAGCAGTGAGTTCGGTAAGGTAGAAGCCCTTCTAGACGGCGATGACGACGCTCTAGAGGCTCTCTGGAACAAGCAGCACTCCCTAGCTGAGCTAGTTGCTCCCGACCAGTTCAAGACCTACGATGTCCTTAAGAAGCGCCTTGATCAGGTCCTAGGTCTAGCAGCTGCTCCTGCAGCCCGTCGCCCTCAGGAAGACGTTGAGGATGACACCGAGACTGAAATGGCTATCGAAGAGCAGATCAAGAAAGCTCCTTCCTTCAAGAAGAGCGAGCCTGCTCCTGCTCCTGAACTACCCACCGTCAAGGGTGGTGAAGAGGATGAAGATCCCCTCGCCTGGTTCCAATCTCTAGCCGACTGATCAACGGTTTTGATATAAACGCATTAAGGGAAGACCTAGAGCATCATCTAGTTCTTCCCTTTTTATTTCGTAGTAGGGTGAGGCAGCTGCAGTGAAGTTGTAGTTGCGGGGCTCACCAAGGTGCAGGTTCACACCCTTGAACCCCCAGTCGAACACCCCTTCGACTGCAACGATGGGGTAGCGATCATACAGGAGAGATTCGCGTTGTGCGTAGTAAATAAACGTGACGAAAATCCCAGGTCGCGGGATGTTAGACTCACTGTCTCTAAGTACCATCATCAATTCGTTCATCACAGTCTCAGGCTTCTCTAAGCCCGTTAATTTTGACGTTAGAACCTGAATTCTGTTACTGCTTTTTTTGTTTCTTTGCTTAAGAGTCTTGCGTGGCATTACTTTATCCCCAATTCTTTTTCGGTGAGTATTCTAAATTCCCAGCCATTATCCTCACAGAATTCCTGTGCTGCAGCCCATTTAGCCTGATTTTGACTATACAAGCTCTCGGCAATGAGCGCACTTTTGGTTCTACGCTTATATTGTGGTGGTTTGGTTTCACGAGCCGGTTTGACTTCTATGAGCACTTTTTTGTTTTTACCATCTTTGCTCTTATACTCAACATAGAAATCGGGGAAATAACGTGCCATACGCTTCTTTGCAGGATTATAGTACCTGATGGCAATTTCCTCCGAAGCCCATTTCACGATATTTTCGTTGGTATCGCAATATCGGCAGAATCTGCGCTCCCAGGAGGAACGGTAGACAATCATGTTTGCGTCCCCAATGTACTTCTTTGGATTTGTCGGCTTATAAATTCCTTTATAGCTCATAAATAGATAGAGAACCCCGAATTATTTAGTGTGCCTAGATTACTCACTATTGACGAAGTAAAGCCACTGATTGGTAATTTGTCCAGAGACAATTACTATGAAATGCAGTTCGGTGGAATCTTGCCTGATCTAGCTGTATACCTAAATCAAAGGGGTGTAGAAAATACATTTTTTCAGCGTGACTGGGGTTTATGTGCGTATGACGCTCAACTTCCAGGCACTTCCCTAGCAGATACTCAGTCCCAGAACTTTATGGGAGTTACTGAGAACTTTGCTTATCAAAAAGCCTTTAGTGACCTAACAATCTCATTTTACTGTGATTCGGAGTATCGCGGATTAAAGTTTCTTGAGCATTGGATGGAATATGTTGTAAGTGCTAACGGAACTGGCACTAATCCATTCTATCCCACCCCTGGTTACGGCTACCGCCTAAAATATCCCGACCAGTACAAGTCAAACAGCACCAAAATCTATAAATTTGAAACAAGGTTAGAAAGAGTATTTGAATATTCATTTATTGGTCTTTTCCCCAAAGCTATTAATCCAATTTCCCTCTCTTATGGTCCTAAGAGTGGCAATTTGGGCAATATCATGAAAATTAACTGTACTTTTAAGTACGATCGCTTTATTGCCGGTTCTATTGATAGCTTTTCTCGTGCAAGCCGTAGATCTAATAACTTAATCTCTACTATCCGCGATTTAACTAACCAAGGACAGGAAGCAGTTAATCTCGTAAATAGATTCGTTAACTTAGTCAACTAAATACCTAAGCAGGGAGCTTTTTTTCTCAATGGCACGCCGCAAGAACGAACCTTTAAGATATCCTCTCACTCAAATTGACGATGAGGCGGATTATCTAGTGATGCGCATTGCCCAATATGTGCCACCCGGTATTAATAGTAATAGCGGTACTCCCTTTTTGTTGAATAATACAACCAAAGTAATTGAAGAGGCTAAGAGAAAAGGCAGAATCCGTACTTTTGAGACAATTTATCTACCCATCCCAGAGAATCTAGCAGACGCTAACACCGTTAAATGGGACGCAGATCAATTAGATTCCCTTTCAGGTGCAGCATTTGCCGCTGCATCTAGTGCCGTTCAAGATATAAACCTTGATAATGCCAACAGTCTTGGAGATACAATATCCAATGCAGGCAAGACTCTACAGTCTGCCTACGATGCACTTACTCCAAAAGTGAGGGGTATTATTAGAGATAGATTGATTGCTGGATCTGTTAATTCATTAGGTGCCAACGTAAATCCACGTACATTGGTCAGTAGGGCAAATGGTCAGGTTCTAAACCCCAACCTAGAGCTACTATTCCAGGGTGTTAACTTGAGGAACTACCAGTTCCAGTTCACCATGACAGCTAGATCTCAGGCAGAAAGTTTGATGATCAAAAAGATTATCAATACTCTCAAGAAAAGAATGGCAGCCAAAACTACTACTGTAGCTACTTCTGGTGCTGCTGCTGGTATTTTTATTGGCGCACCAGATACTTTTCAGATGGAATTTAAGAAGGGAAATAGACCTCACCCCTTCCTATTCTCTATGAAGCCATGTGCTTTGAAGGAGCTAGCAGTTAACTATGTTGGTGCTGGTCCTTACATTTCATATGAGGATGGTACCCCAGTTAAAATTCAGCTAAGCATGAGATTTACTGAGCTAGAGCCAGTATATGCAGAAGACTATACTCAGTTTGAAAATGGTGACAGGGGAGTAGGATTCTAATGACTTATTTTAGAGAGCTACCTAATGTAGAGTATCAAAACTTTCTAAGTGACAGCACAGGCTCACTAGATTATATCCTCATGAAGAACATCTTCATTAGGGGAAAGCTTCGTGATGACCTACAGAATGTCCTTACTGTATTTGATAAGTACGTTATCTTAGAAGACGAAAGACCCGATGAAATTGCAGACAAGCTTTACGGTGACCCCAACTTAGACTGGGTTATTCGAGTCACTGCTAATATCATTAATTACCAGAACGATCTACCACTAACTGCACAGCAGCTCTATGAATTTTGTGTAGAGAAGTATGGTGAGTCTGGTATGTTGGATGTTCGTTATTACGAGACAACAGAAGTTAAAGATAACTTTGGTAAGTTGATTCTCCCTGCTGGGCAGGTCGTAGACTCAACATTTACCATCCCCAATCCAAATCTCCCCCAGCTCACAATCAATCCAGTTACAGCAATTACTAACTTTGATTATGAGACTGCGAGGAATGATGAGAAGAAAACTATCTATGTCCTCAAGCCAATCTACCTAGGACAATTCTTAGATGATATGCGTGATATTGCTACCTATGGATTCAATTCCGAATTCATTGATGAAAAGACAATACGTGTCACAAATACTCTCAATACAAGTCCCTAAATAACTATACTGAGAGCGATTTATTATGTCATTGCCTAAGATTGCGCATGTCAATCATGAGCTGACTGTTCCTTCTACTGGTAAAAAGATTAAGTACAGACCTTTCCTTGTTAAAGAGGAGAAGGTGCTAATCTTGGCACAAGAGAGTGGCAGTCAGGTTGAGATGATTAATGCCATTAAAGATGTTATCGACGCTTGCGTTCTAACTCGTGGTTTTAAGATCGAGGAACTCGCAACTTTTGATATCGAATATATCTTCCTAGCCATCCGTGGTCGTTCGGTTGGAGAAGATGTAGAAGTAGTAGTTACTTGTCCTGACGACGGTGTAACCACCGTACCTGTCACCATCTATCTTAGTGATATTGGTGTGGTTATTGATGACAGCCATACTAAGCATGTCAAGCTAGACGACGAGTATTCAGTTGAGATGAAGTATCCAACCATGGAAATGGCTATGGGTGCTGACATCGAAGACATCAGTGTGGAGCAGAGCTTTAAGCTCATCGCTAACTGCATTGGTCAAATCTACTCTGCAGAAGAGTCATTCGCAGCTTCCGATTCTACAGAAGACGAGCTAGTCGAATGGGTTGAATCACTACAGCCAAAACAGTTCCAAAAGCTAGAGGAGTTCTTCCTCACTATGCCAAAGCTTTCTCACACCTTAAAGGTAACCAATCCAAAGACTAAGGTTGAGAATGAGATCGTGCTAGAGGGCTTAGGATCTTTTTTC